GCCTTGCCGTTAGCTGGCTGCATAGCACGCCAAAAGTTAGCACCGCCCATAAGCGCATTAGCTTGCACGGCGGCGGGTGTTAGCTGCACGTTAATATTACCAATGCCATTGGCAGTAATAAACGCTTTAATAGCAAGGCTGCAAAAAACGCCTTGGCTACCCAAATTTGCGGCTGTAAAGGCTGCCGCTGCCTGTGTTGTTGTGTTACCCATTGGTAAACCCCTTTTTAGTTAACACCGCTACCCTGTGCAGCGGCTATACCTATTTTATGCCACAGGTGGCATATGCGTGTAAACCCCTAAAAGCACTTTTATGCAAATTAATTTAACACCCATAAAACCACTAGCACAACCGCCACGCCTAGCAAGGCTGGCAGCACTAACATTTGTGCCGCCATGCACTAGCATAACCAAAACCAAACAATGCTAACCCCATGCAAAACATAAAACCGTTTATGTAATGGTGGCTAAAAATTGGTGGCAATATAAAAGCACCGCTAGCAGCAAACATTAACGTAATGCCAGCCAACATATTTAACGTGCAAAAAAACATATAAACATAAACCATAATAAAACCCTTTGTTTGTTGCGTTGTGTAAATACTTAAAAGCAAAAACGCGCTCGGGCAAGCGGCAATGTGCTCAAAAATATCGCGGCCTGATCTCTAAAGACAACGTATATGATAGATGCGATCGCGTCCAGGATCGGATGGAAAGATAGATCAATCCATCCATCCATCCATCCATCCATCCATCCATCGGCTACAAAAAGGTTGGTAGGGCAACCGAAGTCGCCCTACCGTTGGGGTTAACCTATTTCGTGGTACGTCCAATTACCAATAGCCATATGCGGCATGAGGTCTGGCTCGTCGCAACTGCACCATGCCCAACCGTCATTAGGCCGTTCCTCAAATTGGCTCCAATTACCACGGTCATCGTGCCAATAAATTATGCAGTCTTGGTTGCTCCAACTTGGCGCATCGTTCTCGTCAAAGAGCTCCTTATCGCTTTGGTAGTTAATGTACACATTACGATAAAACCGTAACCCTACAATAAGGTTGCCGACCTCTTGTATACTAGCGGTATGGCCTACTGCCAGTTTTGTCGTAAAGCTATTATGGTGGTCAATTATATAAAGCATTGTACTTACCTCGTTTTGTAGCTGCTACCATTATTAGTAACTATTAAAAGGTAGCACATGGTACATCGCTGAGTGTCCTACTTGGTCGCTGAGACGTCTTAAGATGTCCAACTCTGATGTCTTTTGAGGTCTGTTTTGTTTGAGTATATGTGATGGTATATATACATATGAATCATTCGTCATCTTTCATCGTCCATCCATCCATGTCCATCCGGTCGTCGCTCATCATCAGTCGTCGGAGGACTCTTGCCCATCCATCACGGTCTATCGGCCACTCCATCCGGTCATCATACAACGGCTCACCCTCAATCAATCTCTTACTCAGGTTTCGGCCATCCATAAATAATAGCTGCCCTGACGAAGGATGATGAACCAAGTTCCAAACGCATCCACCAACAGAGGTTCTTGAGGTCTGCCATGCTATTTGATGAGGACGCCACTTGGGGAACTTCTTGTCAGACTTTGTCGCAAGTATCTTTAACTCTACCCAGAAGTCCTTGCCGTTCAAGCAACCATTGACATCAGGCACTCCTGGACTTGCCCATGACTCCATTCTAGTCCAGTGTACCCCAAGGGGTCTGGTTCCATCACGTAAGGCTTTCCAAAGTTTAGACTCAGGGTTCTTTGCCATCGGGTAAAACCTCCAGTTTGTCCATCTCTATGACAGGGCTGGTCGCTTCTACCAATGCTGGATAGTCTTGCTGTATCCGCTTAATTTCACTAAGCACTTCTTCTTTACTCATTTGGTCTATCTTACCATGCAATATTTCTTTACGGTCAATGTAAAGACCAGCAGCTTGGCCTCTTGATTTTTCAGCTGAGACTGCTGCCGCATAGTTTCCATTCTGCATAGCTACATCACGGAGTTGTGCTAACTTCTGTACATGGCTTTCAAAGGTGACCTCGTACTTCTGTTGTAGCTCTTTCTTTATTTCGTATACCCTGTTCAAAACCTGAGGGTAGTTACGTCCGTTCAACATATGGCTTGCGATAGAGTGTGCATTGGATTCAGCGTACCCTGCCCTGAGTGCTGCTTCCGTCTGCGTAACTTCTTCTGTTGCATAGATCATTGCAAACTTTTCCTGCATGGGTGTCAGCCCTTTTTCCACCCGAGGATTAGCCACAATATCCAAACTGTTTTTATGAGTAACCTTTGCCTTTGCCATAAGACTCATATTACTTTTCTATAATAGGAAGGTAAACAGAAATCGAGTCATTTCAAAAAACCAACGGTTGAAACTCGCGTAGCTGTCTAAAGTTTAGACTACAATATATGATTTAGAGGTATAACCCTTTGATATATTTGTATAGCTAGATAACGTATATTCATATATCGGATAGAGTACATCACTCTATATTTCATTTTCGGTACTATATATAAAAGTGACGCAATATCAAAGAGAGCCATGATCGGTGGACCATGACCCTCTGTTTGTTATTTAGGTAAATTAAGCTGGGATAACGAACAGCTCAACGAAGTTCTTACCCCATGTAGCCTTGGCTGATGGTGACTGTCCGCCATTAAGCGCATCCAGCAGAGCATGGAACTTACGAGCTTTAATGGACTTATGGGCTAAGTCTACATCGGTTAAGGTAACCACATGACCCTCATGGTCGGAGTTGATCAACTGCCATACTACCTTACCACGAAGGGTGAGGTTAGGATTGCCTACCTCATCAAACAATGTTTTTGCCTTTTCAAAAGGAAAAGGATTAGGCGTACCAACTACATCAACAGTAGGCCGGACACCGACATTATTTGGATTACCGCCAGCTTGCTCTTGGACAAACTTAAAAATGTCCTGAGCGGTGACGCCCATGTTACGCTGGTCCTCGGGGAGAGAATTAATGCCCTGAAAAGTGATTTCCTGAGCTACGACTTTTTTAGCTGATTTAGCCATGATAAGTTCCTTTCTACGAACTTGGAGTGAGTAGCAACCTTGCTACACATATAGAGTAGCAAATAGATTGTCATATGTAAACACCTATTTGCTCATTTAGATAAAAAGAATTACCAGCAATACTGGTATCATATCCCAGAGCAGTTCCATAGCTACCACCAGCAAGAGTAAACGATTTGTTTACCCTCCTTGATGGCAGATTTTGCTGCCTCTATAAAAGCTAGATCATCTTTTCTGTAATGTTTTACAGCGTCATCTTGGAATTGGTGACCGTAGAACATCCCACCTTCACTGACATTATTATCATACCCATTATGAATGGCTCCCTCCAGTTTATTTACATCACCTTCGGTAAGCTCCATATCATTACAATTTAGCTCAGCGGCTGGTCTGCCAGTTTTTTCAACCCACAGTTTTTCCATAAAATCTTGGAGCCGAGAATGTTTACGCCAGTAAAAATCGTTATCTGCAATTTTTACTGTATACTCTTTACCAGCATCATCTACACGTTTTTCGGTTGTGCAGCCAATCATACCATATTGATCAAGTCCCATTGTACCCTCCAGTTAAGATTGAGCAGCCACGCTGCCTATAATTATATAATAAAGCGTGATGCCACATGAAGTAGTATTAAGTACTCCATGTGACTATTTTGTTTAGCTGAGTATCCACAGAACTATGAGCACAGATACTACACCTAAAAGGCCAAAGATTATCATACTGCCTCCTTTTATTGATATAGCCACCATTGGCTACAATTATATAATAAGGTGTGATAGGTATAAGTGGGTCTTTTATGTTCATCGCGATAAAAATGACGGCCACCGGAGTGACCGCCAAGTTAAGGGAGGATATACACAAGAGTTCTTTCTTGTACCTTTATCATTATACATCTTATTGATCGATGCAAGGGTTAATCCGTTTCATCAATTTATTCATAACATTATCGGCACGTTCAGCCGTTGCTCCATCTATCCATCTTTCTATTTCATCAGGATCCATCCCTGCTTTAGAAAGTTCCATGGCGCATTGTCGGGCATCTGTATCACCTTCTAAAAAGTGATATTGTGCTTCTTCTTGCATTTCCATCGCCATTGCTTTGACTTTACCCATGTTCTTTCTCCCACCGTATTTCCCGCTCAGCTACATCTTCAGCGGTTGATATTGCACCAGCTATACCCATCCATCCATCATCAATATTAGAACTAGAATCATGGCAGACAGTATATAGCTCGGTTAGCTTTTCAAGCACCTGTTGTTTAGTCATCATTTTCATACTCCACCCATCCATCGGGTCCCCATATACTTAAATGAGACCCTGCTTTTCCATCCTTGATTAAAGCATTTGCGAAAATTTTTGCATACTCTTCACGGTGAAACTCTCCAAAGATAAAACCATCTTCTTGCACGTGAAAGGGTATACCGCTTGAACGCCAATCCTCAGAATCTATTCTCATTTTTTGTACTCCTTCATCCATGTATTAAGAATATCGGTTGCGAGATGTTTGGTTATACCAAACTCTTGCATAAGGTAGATAGTAGCCCCGAACATATTGGTTTCACCACTATCCCGTAATTCATCAAGGAATTGTTTGTATGAATCACTCAACCCACCAGAGCTACCCATTATACCCTCCGTAATTTATCGTTAATAAGTTGATAATGACCATGGAGTTTGAACCGCATATCTTTTTTGGTTTTTACTACATAAACATCATCGGGGTTATACTTATCAGGCCATGCTTTTGCCTGACGTTGTATTTTGTTTTGGATAGCACCAATGGTTTTATCCATAGCATAAATAGTCACGATATCCCCTGCAAAGGGGCGAATGATGGACTCATTACCGCAAGATAAATTGTACCAATAATACATCGCTAACTCCTTTCTGCGAGTTAAGGTTATAGTTTAATAATAAAGCCTGAGGTATTGAAAACAACTAATAAATACTCAAAGTAATCGGTTAGGTGTTCCATGGATTTGCAGCCAATGATTTAAGGTAGACACTGCTTTTGACACACTCCATTATGCTAAACATCAAGGGTCATAATGGTTGGGCATCCATGGCCTTGTATTACACGATAATATATCGCTAGGACGTCGACAAACCTAATACACGTCGCCCTTGAAAGGTGGAGAAGAAACTCCTAATTGTCTACCCCCTTATCTCGGAACAGGATTACTATTATCCTGCCCATATCTATATGATAATGTCCAGAACTTAGTTTGGTCTTCAGTATAACTGAGAGATCTGAACTCATTACCTTCTATAATCCAAACTACATTATCAGGCCGGAAACAAATCCTACTATGCAGATGGCATTCATCAATATCAAATGCACTACACTCTGCTCCTGTTGGGCTTGCCCAATCTAGTGATACTATTTGCTCAAGAAGTGAGCCACTGTTTTCCAAATCTTGTTTATCCATGATGTCCTCTTTGGTGTTGCAGATAAAATATGTAACCCGATCAATGAGTTACCCCCAGTCTTTACGGTCTTCTTCCTGTCTGTACGCATTATGGTACTCCTCAATCTGAGCTTCAGTCATTTGTGGGGGCGTAATCCGCTCACCAACATATGTACCCTCGGGAAAGTAATGAGGTTTGTAAGGCCGACCATAATAACGGTCAGCCCCACCACGATCAGCTGGTGACCCATGTTTATGACACCTCACGCTCAAGCTCCCTATCCATACGAGCTTGGGCAATACGCTCAGCACATAACATAGCTTCCTTATGCACTTGAGGATACCGTGCTTCAACATAACCTTGATAAGCGAGTAACTCACCATACAGATTAGCTAAATCACTAATCTGATGTGAAGCATCTAAAACATCATGATGAACACGAGTAAACTGCTCAAGGTTTTCAATAAAGTCTTTATTTCCAGTCATGGCTTGCTCCTTTCTATTAACAAACTGCCATATATTAATTTAAGTATTTACAGCCTCATGTGCAAGCCGCAATTTATCACGCCGATAAATATTGTATATCATCTGTCGGCTTACTCCATAATCATTAGCGATACTTTGGTATGATTCACCAGCATCATGTCTATTGCGAATATCAATACGGCGAGAAGTAATCCAATCAGCATCTTGGCGGGTATGCCTTCCATCCGGTAAATCCAGATTGTATTGCATCTTCCATCGGAGAACGGTCGGTGGTGCAATGTCAAAATGATCACGGAACTCTTTATGGCTGCCGACGGTTGCTGCTACCTTACGCATGGTTTCTACATCAATCGGATCTCTAGCCATCTTGCTTCTCCCAGAAACTATCTGGCCTATCATAAGGATGTTTAGGTGTACTAGCATCCCCCGAGCGCAACTTGGTAACATTGCGCTCTTTAGGTGTTTCATGAAATGATTCCATATACCGATGCAGTTCTTTTAATGATGGAAACATCAGAGGTCCTTTTACCAACGGTCCATCCAGTAACCATATTTTCTGACCAGTATCACTAACATCTTCAGCTTGGTAAATTTCCCAGATGGGTTTCATGCTGCCCTCCTTGCCATAACTGCATTATGAGAACGAATACCGCGAGGTGTTATATGGTAATAGTAAGGGCGACCGGAAGTACCGATACGTTCTAAATCACCACGGTGGCAAAGTGTTGACAGTATTTTAGAGGGGTCACACTCACCAGCCAAATGCTCAAAATCATCTTTGCACATTGTTGCTCTTGTGCTTGCAAACTGCTCAAGTATTTTAGAAGTATAGTTTTCTTTTGTACTCATTGCTCGCATAGCCGTAGCTTTTTTCTTACGACGTAAAGGTGCGCTTGGTGACATTGGTTTAAGGTCAGCGAGTAAGGGCATTTGTTTAATCAACCAACGAATTTGCCCCCCAACAGTACGACACTCATGTGAGGCTATTTTAGCCAGTATTTCGTATGTCTCTATATCAATAGAAACTGATTTATAGTTATTGGTGTCCATTTCTTTCTCCTATGCACACAGGTCTAACATAAAGTCGGGGATAGGTCTATTAGTCCATTTGCAGAACTCTGACTTTTCCCCACGGTAGTAATCACGGTACGCAACCATAACATCATGGTGTTTGTACTGCTCAGGCATTGCTTGCGGAAGAGTAGTAACCCCTCGCGCTTTTAATGCTGGAGGAGCACAACGTACAGCATACAATACTGATTCGGACTTATGAACTTTGCCGTATCGGTATGTGTATTCTTTGAATAAGTGATAGCCTATACGCCATGCCAGACGGTAATTATCTACAGTCTGGCCTACCCATATCGTACATGGGTGTTTAGGGTGAACAGGCATATAAGGTGCTTCATTGCCATGCTGCCAATGAGTAGTACAAAGCATCTGCACCATCTCAAGTGGCATCTTAACAACATGCTTATCACAATGCATTTGAGCACATTGCTCGGGATCCATGGAAAGCCAGAATATATTCATGGCATACGATCCTCGGGCAATGGCAAACTGACTGTGAGTAAGCGGTTAGGAGGCTGGCATACAGCATACATGAGTACCCTGCGGCGCGGCTCTGTAGATTTTACTCTGCGTATTGCCATAGTAGCATCCTGTAAATCATCATAACGCCATGTGCTGTACTTAGCGCGACCATGGAACTCTGTAATTGTGTAATAGACTACATGGTCAAACATATAATCTTCGTATTGTTGCCAATCCATAAGCAAACCTTTCTGTGTTTACTTAATTATAGTAGCATAACTATTTACGGATTTGTACTTCAGGGTAGTAAAAAAGTTGTCTTTTTTATCAAACGCTTAAATTATAATGAGTTAGCACTTTATTTACTGGCTCAAAATCAGGTAAATCAGAAAACCTTTTATACAAAAAATTGATACCTGTATGCATGATCACTTTCATTTGTTCACTTTGATTTGTATGGCGATTAGAATAGAGTACGAGTTCAAGCATATCGGCCATTTTCAATCTATTCTTTTCTTCTGCCGTAAGAACAAAGATCAATCCAAGGTCTTCAAACACTTTTTTCTCAGCATCTTCAAATGCTTTCTGTACTTCAGGATAAGACCATTTAGCTGTAGCTGGTATATCGCCAAGTATTAATTCAGGCACATCATGATACAATGAAGCCATGATGAGTTGTTTTGTACTATCAGGCCAGAGTTGGTCTATCAATATACTTACTGCGTATGAATGTGCTCCCACTGTCTGTCTTTCTGCTTGCATGGCAACTGTATGGAAGCGCAATAGAAACTGAGCATCCCATGCTGTTGTCAAAGTTTTAATGTTTGGTATTGTCTGGCATTGGTGTCCCGCCATCTTTTACCCCTCTTGACCAAGGCTTATCACTAAATGTCTTTTTTGCTTCGCCCCAACTCGGACCAAACTCTGCATCTACCACACTTGGTATTTGCATATCTACACAAGTCTCCATAATCTCTTGTATTACAGAGGCTGTTTCTGGTTCAGCTACTGATATATCTAATTCATCATGCACTTGTATCAATGGTGTTATACCTTCTTTATGTAAAGCTACCATCGCAGCTTTTGTTTGGTCGGCAGCACTACCCTGTATCAATCTGTTAAGGGCTTTATATGTGAAGGCACGTTTGATAGCTGGACCATGCTCAGCATATGCATCTTCATATGTCTGTGGTTTATACAATCCATAAGCATTTGGTTCCCATTTATCAAACCTACATTTACGACCAAGCAGGGTACGGATAACACCTTTATTAGAAGCACGATTAACTACATAATCAGCAAGCTGTTGAACAAAGGGGACTTTACCATGATACTCTTTAAATAAATCTTTAGCATCCTCATACTCAAGTCCTAATTGTTCTGCCAGTTTATTCTTACCCATCCCATAAAACAAACCAAGGTTAATATCTTTTGCTTGTTTACGAGGTACTCCAACTATATCGGCAGCCATCTGGTGGAAATCTGTAGTAGCATCTACATTGTACTGGTCAGCAAACTCTTGTGCGCCAGTCAGTTTAAGAAGGCTAGAATAATGGACGACGAGCCGTGGTTCTTGGCTACTATAATCAAAAGCACCCCACAGTTCACCTTCTTCGGGTAAGAACAATCCGCGTATCATAGGACCAATCTCAGCATTCCTTGCGGGTACTTGTTGTAGATTAGGATTGCTATAACTAAACCGACCTGTAACTGTCCCACCATCATCACTACGGAGGCTATGTGCTTCCGCATGGATACGACCATTATGCTGGTGTTTTATAATAGTATCGATAAAAGTAGTTCTAGCTTTATTCAGCTCACGAGCTCGAACCACAGCCTGAGGAAGCGCATGGGCATGGTTAGCTAGAAAATTCTTAGTGAAGCTAGGCTGGCCTGATTTGGGCGTTTTAGGGTAAGTCAATCCTTTTGCATCAAATGCTTTAGCGATACTTGCCGCTGCCCATATATCAATATCTGTGCCGCCTGATTCTTGTAATACTTTTTCCTCTTCCCTTTGCAGATACACCTTTAACTCTTCAGCTTTTTCTAGGTCTACCCGCACACCTTTCTTACGCATATCAAATACAACTTTGAGGACTTGTAATTCAAGGTCAAATATATCTGCTACATCTTCTTTAATTATCACACCTTTAAAGAACTGCCACAGCTTCAGGGTAAGCGCAGCATCCTGTTCAGCATATGCACCCACAAAATGAGCAGGGAGCTTCCACATTTCACTCTTAGCATTTACACCAAAAGAGTTAGCTGCTTCGTATAAGTCTTTTTCACTCTTACGCTCATTCAAGTAATCACGGCCTAAAGCATTGAGGGCATAACTAAACCTATTTTCATCAATAAGTGCAGCTACAATCATTGTATCTACAATACGGCCTTTTACTTCTATACCTTCTGCCCATAACCATCCAAGGTCATACATAGCATTATGCATAATATAATCACGCTCAACTGAGCATACATCAGCTAACCAACGGAGTGTTTGTTTAGCATCAAGGTTACTACCATTATCATGCCGGATAGGGAAGTACCAAGCAGCCCCATCTACAGCTACCGCGATGCCAATTACATAACCATCTTTACGAGGCCATCCACTACCACGAGATGTAAGGTTAGGGTCACAAGTTTCTAGGTCAATAGATACTTCCCTAGCTTCTGATAAATCAGGATAGCCATCTGGCATTACCCATTCAGTCGGTGGTGTGAATAGTGGGAATTGCATCTTTTACCTTTACCATCATGGGTTGGTTACATTTAGAACAATGAGGCCATTTGTTTTTGAGTTTGCGGAAGGTAATAACTTTCTTTTCCCTTCCGCACTCACATTCAGCCAATACTTCTTTATCTAGCTTTTCGTTATCCATTCCCTCGCATTCGCACTTCTGCCTCTACAAGAAACAAATACCTACGCAAATCACGGATATCATCAAGTATGCCTTCCTCACGCATATCATCTTTAGCAGCTAAGAATACATCATAATTATATTCATTTACTTGCTTTTCAAGCCTATCCCATTTGCGAGCCAGCATCATAAATGCACCGACCCCACCACGTTGTTTCCAACTATCACCATAAGATTGCTCAGAACTATGCAGCCCCTCTACATCTTGATTAGCTAACCCAAGGATATTATTAACAATAGGGCTATAATCATCAGGGGTAATATCATCCTTTTTTGCCATAACTGCATACTCCTCCCAACTTAATTCCTTCATACGCCTTTTCATGTATTGTTCGTGGCTTTCTCTGCCCATTTATCTCTCCTACGTTCTAACCATTCCCAAGTGGCTAAATGCCAATCATCGGGTTTTATATCTGCACAATGGTCAAAAGCTAAAGCTAATTCTTTAGCTTTCCATGCTTGCCATACTCGGTGCATAGGTTGTGCCAAATCAGAGAAACAGGAGTTTTTATATGCTCTTGGCTTTTCAGCATCCTCCATAAACCAACTAAGCTCTTTATCAAATGATTCTATATTATTTACCAAAGCATCTGGCCTGATCATACGCACATTGTATGATTCATAATCCGGCTGCATACCTTCTAGCTTTTTTAATACTTCAGTATAGGCATGAAGGTTATTACTAAACTGTGTATAGATGCCAACACTCGCGCCAATGCGTGAGGCTATATACTCTTGGAGAATGGACATATGGACAGCATTAGCTCCCAATGCACCCCAAATCATATCATTACTGCGGTTGCATACGGTCATATCCAATACATTATCGCGCACACTAAAATAGATATGGGTATTACAAGGGTGGTCTTTACAGCTATTACCCATCCGTAAATCACCTTCAGCATCCCACATTGCTAGAACTGCTCGTCTATCATTTGTATGTGTCATCAATCTATGGGTGATTACATCAAGCTGGTCACGATGGAAATAATTACGCCAGCGATAACCATATGCTCCCTGTAATAATTTACCATCATCACTATACTCACCCATCCGTGCGTTATAGCGTTGTATCCACTCTAAATCATTACGCCCTGCTAACATCCATAGGCTTTCCATAAAATGGAATATTGGGTTTGCATCACGCTCGGGATAAAACAGAACACGTTCGCGTGGGTTATTGTAGACAATAGCGCATGGTTCACGGAACTCAATTGCTTTACCATTACGAGTTTCTACTTCTTCACCATTAGCTTCTAATGCTTGCTTCACAACAAACAATGCTTCACTTACATTTCCTACGGTGAAAGTATGCACCCCTCGCATGGGTGCTTTGCCATATAATGCCATATTTAACCGCCTTTCTATGGGGTTTTAAAGCCGCTACAGCGGCCTGAGTTAATGTGCCTTACCCTACTGCTAAAAGCAACCCTCTAGCTGTCTGAGTAACCAGTAATAAAGTCAAAATGTTTCTTGACTCTTTTAGTATAAGTACCTCCTTTTAACGCCTCCTTGATTGCAAGCGTTGTTTCCTCAGTAGGCTCGGGTAATGCCTTGCGTCCCATGCGGTCAGGTAACAATCCATTACGCAAAGTGGTATTGTCACAACCGTTACAAGGACCGAAATCACGTTGCCCATGATACAATTTTGTTCGCGCTGCATGAAATGCTTCCCCCTGCCATACTTCTTCCATTGGTGTATCAATTACATTGCCACACTTATACCATCCTACCCAATCATTACAGCATACAGCAACATTACCATCCCAACGTATAGACATCTCACGGAAAGGTTTTGCACAACGCTTACCATCTTGTTCATGGTTTAGAGGGAAAGAGTTACCAGCGTGGTTACTGACTTGTGCGTGGGTTCCGCTAGTAGCGAGCGTAAGATCAAGTCCAACAACGATATGATGCTCTGTAACCTTTCTTCGTCGGTGGGGGTTGGCATCACGTTCTGCGGGATATTCAAATACGGGATATGGACCATTGTATCTCTCCTTTATTTTATCCACTATTTTTATGCGATCATAATTGTCAAGGAATAAGACATTTAGCCCTGCTTCCATCAACATATTTACACTTTTCTGTGTATCTCTTAATAGACCACCACCATTGCTAGTCATCATAAGTGGTGTCTTTGGTAACTCTTGTCTGAACAACCGTATCATATCAATGAAGAAAGGGTGCATAGTAGGCTCACCATGCATGGCAAACTCTAACCGTGGGTTCCATCCAGCTTCTTTAATACGGTTACAGATAGCCCTAGCCCTTTCAATTGTGAGATATGAGTAAGGGGCAGAGGCTTTACCATGAATGTTTAGTGGACCATCAGCATCGTTTTCACGTATCGCTTGTATACCGCAAAATGAACAAGCAAGGTTACATCCCTCCGTTAATTCTATCTGTATAGAATTAGGTGGGTCTTGGTAATAGTTAGATACAGTTTCCATCTTTAGCGGCCTTTCGCCATTGTACACGAACATCCCAACGTGTTTTCATACCATCCCAACCTGTCTTAGTCTGCTTTTGTACAGCTTTCACATAATCAGGAAACTTTTCAGCTAGGGCAAGGCTCGCACGTTCTTGTAACTCTGCATTACGGTATGAACTACAACCGCCAGCCGCACCTGAAGCACCACGCTGATCCCATGTCCAATCAACAATTACAGCATTACCATGACCACGTTTAAATAACTCAAGAGTAACGTAGTAATCTTCCATAAGCTCCATAGTATCGTAACGTATGCCTAA